AATTTTAGATTTCCTCACATTGTTTTAGCTCAAGCTAAATTAGAAAGTGGAAATTATTCATCCAAAATGTTTAAAGAAAATAATAATCTTTTTGGAATGAAAGAAGCAAAGTCCAGAATTAATATAGCAGGTGGTACTCAAAATGGCCATGCATACTATGATAGTTGGAGTGAATCAATTTACGATTATGCATTGTATTATTCAACATATTTGAGTAAGATTAAAAATGAAAAGGAATATTTTCAGTATCTTTCTCAATCTTACGCAGAAGACCCAAACTATGTTTCTAGTTTGAAAAATATAATTGAAAAGGAAAATCTAAAATCTAATTTTTAATACCAATGAACATCTTTCAAAATATTAGGGAAAAATTCTTCCCATCCTACCATCCATCCGAACATGAAGAATTGATTATTGATATCATATCTTTATTATTTGATGCAGAAGATACTGAATGTATAACTGCACCAATTAGTGGTAAATATTATATTTCAAACAAACGATTGGGATATTGGGTAAAAGTAGGTGATACATCAGTTACAATTACTAATCATAAATTTACTTACGTTGCTCAATCTCCATTAACTTTCAATGATTATGTTATTAAAGTTGTAAGAGAACACATTGAAAAAGAACGTGAAGAATTTGAAAAGGCAGTATTTCAAAATGAATTGGAATTACTTTCAAATATTAAATCATCAATTCAAAATAAATAATATATGGAAATAACAATTTTATTAATAGTATCCGGCATTCTTAATATTATATTGGGAATCGGAGTTAGAAATCTATTAAAACAAAATGAAGAATTGGAAGATACTCTTACGGTTGTAATACAAGGTACTCGTACAAAAGTAGAAGATGCATTACAACACATGAGAGATATTGATACAAGAGAAGCATTCGAAAAAGATGATGAAGTTGGTGCAACATTTGAACAATTAAAAAACATTATAGAAGATTTAAGTGGGGAATTATAAAATATGGCAAAAACAAGAAAACCAAAAGATAAAGTTTACTTTGGAACACCTGCACAAGATGCAATAGTAGAATACAATAAATGTAAAGACCCTAATAAACGTAGTAGGATTTACGAAGAAAGAATCAAATATCCCTTTGAGAAACTTGCAGAGAATGTAATCAATACATTTAAGTTCTCATATTTTGATGTACCTAAAAAAGATATTCAGACAGAAGTGGTTTCCACTATGATTGAAAAGATGCATATGTACAAAGAAGGTAAGGGTAGAGCATTCTCTTATTTTACCATCATTGCAAAAAATCATCTTATTCTAAAAAATAATGGTAATTTTAAAAGATGGAAACAAAACGCATTGATATCCGAAATGCCTGAAAGTTGGAACCCTGAAAATGATTTTTATGAAGTAGAGGAAGCAACTGAATTTAGAGAATTTAAAGATATAATGTTAGAATATTGGGATAAACATATCGCAACTATTTTTAACAAGAAAAGAGATATTCAAATTGCAGATGCAGTATTAGAATTATTTCGTAGGTCAGACCACATAGAAAATTTCAATAAAAAACATTTATATCTACTTATTAGAGAGATGACAGATTGTAAGACACATTACATTACAAAAGTTGTCAATATAATGAAGCAACATCAACGTAAGATGTTAAACGAATATTTAGAACATGGTGATTTTTCAGTAAGAGAAAAACCATTTTGGATAGACACTTCAAAGTTAAATTTGGATGATGATAATTTAGATGATGAGTAATAATTGTTATATATTAGGAATTAGTTGTGGATATCATGACTCCGCAGCAGCATTAATTAAAAATGGTGAAGTAGTTGGTGCAGTAGAAGAAGAACGTTTTACTGGTATCAAACACGATTCATCGTTTCCAATTAACACTATAAACTGGTTATTGGAAGAAAATGGTATTACTGCAGAAAATATTGATACGGTTTGTTTTTATGAAAATCCTAAAATCAAATTAGATAGAATTTCACAATCTACTAAAAGAGGTGGAATCTTTAGAGAAGTTCATAGGCAACAAATTTTACATCGCAATAAAAAGGATTATAAAAATGTAGAATCAGAAATAAAAACTTTATTTCCAAATTCTAATATATTCTATTCAGAACATCACCTTTCACATCTAGCATATTCTTATTATACATCTCCATACGAACGAGCAATGATTGTTTCGGTTGATGGTGTAGGTGAGTGGGAATCCGCAGTAATTGCATATGGTGAAGAAAATCGTATCATAAAATTACAATCAATTGATTTTCCACATTCATTGGGAATGTTCTATTCTGCGTTCACTGCATTTTTAGGTTTCAAACCAAATGAAGGTGAGTACAAAGTAATGGGCCTTGCACCATATGGTAACCCTTATACCTATTTAAAGAAATTTGATGATATTATTCAACCTACCGAAGATGGTGGATTTGAACTTAATATGGAAATGTTTGATTATGATTGGTCAGATGAAATTATGTTCAATGAAAAATTAGGTACACATTTAGAATTGGTAAATAGATTACCAGAAGATGAATTAACTCAAGAACATAAAGATTTAGCAGCAGCAGTTCAAGTAACTTATGAAAAATATTTCTTTAGATTATTAAATCGTGCAATTGCATTAAGACCTGCTAATAATCTTTGTTTAAGTGGAGGTTGTGCATATAATGGAACTGCAAATGGTAAGATTACCGATTTAACTCCATTTAAAGGATTGTGGATTCCATCGGCACCATCTGATGCTGGTTCTGCAATCGGTGCAGGATTATACTATTGGTATAATGAATTAAATAACAAAAAAAGAGTAGTAAATACAAATCCTTATTTAGGTCCTTCTTATACAAATGAAGAGATTAAGGAAATATTAGATAAATTTTCAAATGATGTTTGGTATGAATTTAAAAATCACTCACAAATTATCCCAATCATTAGTAGGGAGATTACTGATGGAAATGTCATTGGTTGGTTTGAGGGAAGGATGGAGTTTGGTTCTCGAGCATTGGGTAATCGTTCTATACTTGCTAACCCAAGAGACCCTCAAATGAAGGCAAGGGTGAATAGAGTAATTAAAAAAAGAGAAGGATTTAGACCATTTGCACCTATTGTAAAAGAAGAAGAGAGATTAAAGTATTTTGATTACAAACACCTTGTTCCTTATATGAATCAGGTTGTTAAAGTAAAAGAAGAACATAGAAAGAATTTACCTGCAATTACACATGTTGATGGTTCTGCTCGTATTCAAACTCTCAACAATAGACAACATACCCGTATCTATAAATTATTAAATCAATTACAAATCGATAATGGGTATCCAATTGTATTAAACACCTCATTTAACCTAAAAGACCAAACAATGGTTTTAGACCCAAAAACTGCAATCGAAACGTTTTTGAATTGTGAAATGGATACTTTAGTTTTATACAACTATGTTATAAAGAAAAAGATAAAGTAATTATACTATATTTATTAAATAAAACCCAACTTTTTTGTTGGGTTTTTTATTTTCAATATTTATATGTAGTAAAAAATAGGGAGATTACATAAAATGGAAAATCAAAATACGGGTTTTAGAGAACTATTAAATGCAATGATGAAACGCAGATGGTATATCACTGCATTAGTATTGGGTTCTTTTGTATTAATTATCGGTGGTATCTTTGCAGCAATTCAAACAAACACACCTGCATCGGTAGAGTGGAAAGAATTATTGTTATTAATGTTAGGTGCCTTTATCGGTTCTTACGGTAAAATTATTGACTATTGGTTTAGTGATACCGATAAGGATAAGATGTTAGTTCAGAAAATGGATGAGGAAGATGGTGTTTCATTATCTAATACTTCAGATATGCCAGATAGTGGTAGTGTTCCAACTCCAATCATATCACCTGCATTCGAACAAGCAGTTGAAAATCTAAAATCACAAGAAACTATAAATGATACATTTCAACAAACATCACCAACACCACAACCAAGAACTGGTGTAGAAGTTGATGAAGATGGTGATGGAACTATGGATGGTATCGATTTTGATGGTGATGGTAAAATAGATGTTTATTTTGCACATCGTCAATGTGAACACGTTTGGGGTGATTCCGATAACGATGGTGAATTGGAATGTTTAAAATGTGGTAAAATAAAAGACGAAGAGTAATCAATGTACGCAGTTAGAGGATATCAAAAACCAGAAGCAGCATTCCATACTATACCGGAATGGAAAGATATATGCTATGAATTTTTGGCATTACAAAAGAAAGGTTTTGATACGCGTGGTGGTAAAATCGATGATAATCCTCAATTGATTGGATTGGTGAACAAATATTTTGGATATCAGTTGTATGTTGAAACCGAATTATACGATGCACATACAAAGAAAAATGTGTTAGATTTTATTGAAGATTTTGTTAATCATAGAGTTTGGGCAATTGAAACTGAATTTAAAAAATATATAGTTAATATCGAAAACGACAAGATTGCATTCTTTTTTAGTAGAGGTGCAATTGAACCATATATTTTATTAGATAAAAAGTTTACAATGGATACTTATAAGAGTTCTAATATAGATATCATTTCGTATCATTGGACATCCCCACAAGGATTAAAAAATATACAAGATAGTTTAGAATCTGGATATACTTTTGCGTTATCAACATTTACAGTACAAGCTAAAGATTTTTTTAGACCGGAAAGTAATGTGTTGGTAAAATTAGAAGGTAATTTAGTGGCAGCATTTCAATCAGATGTTAAATCATTTGCAACTGATAGGGGAAATAGAGCTGCAAATTTATTTAGATTTTCCTACCCAGATAATGAAAACAATCTTTGTAGGAATTGGGATGAGTGTAAAGAAAATAAAACTTCATTATGGAATGAAATTATAATGAAACCTAAAAAAGTTTTGGCATATAAAGAAGTTCAAAAATATTAAAAAAAGGTTTAATCGAAATGATAAACGAATGTATTATAGTTTCTAAAGAAGTTGGTGATAAATTTATTCTTGCAAAAAATAGGGATAGAGCATATAAACCTAAATTAGAAATTGTCCACACTATTATAGATGGAATTGAAGTTGCGTATCTACATGATATGACTACCGATTGGAGTGAGGGTATGAACGCTAATGGTATCGGTGTTGTAAATGCAGCACTTTTAGTTGGACACGATGAAGCAGAACACAAGATTGTAAAAAAGGGTGGTAAACCAGGGCCAGATGGTGATAAGATGAGAAACATCATAAAACAACCAACTCTTAAAGATGCAATTAAAGCTGCAATAACATATAAAGGTAAATCTAAATTATCTCTCAAAGGTCATACATTTATATCTTCACCTAAACAAATGGTGAGTATTGAAACTACATCAAAACACAAACCTGATATAAAAATTCATAATACCGAACATCCGATTGTTAGAACAAATCACGGCCATATGTTTACCGATGCCGGATACACTCATGGTGAAAAATATTTATCATCTAAAATAAGAAAAATATCTGCAGAAAAAACTGTGGATAAGGTTGAAGATTGGAGAGAGATTGCACAAGCAATGAGAAAAGAATTCTTTCCAAAAGAATCTCAATTAAATATGAGAAGACAAGGTGATGAAATGTTTACATCTTCTCAAACTATTATGAATTTAACTGATAGAATACTTACGATTGAGTATTTTGAAGATAAAGTAGAATCCTTTAATGGTGTTAGAAATGAATTACCAAAAGGATATGAACCAAAAATCAAAATAGAGGTGAAAAAATTAAAATGACAAACAAACAAAGAATAAGTAAAAATCGTAAAAAGATTGCAAAGAAAACACGTAAAGAACAGCAACAACGTGGAATCTTTAAAAAGAAGACTTAATATTAAAAACCTCATCAAAAGTGAGGTTTTTTTATTTCACATATTTATATGTTGAACTAATATATAAAATTATGAGTATAGATTTTGAACTTTTTCCCGGCAAAAACCTTTCTGGTTTATTTAAGGATATATACGAAAATCAACAAAATAAAAAACAAAGAATTTCTGAATTAATTGCAGAGATGCGAAAATTAGTACGTCATGCAGGTGATATGGCAGTTATTGGTCCTATATTAAAAGACCTAATTGATACATCGGTAAAGAATGATGATTCACTTATTAAAATGGCTGCGATTGCACAACGAATTATAGGTGCACAAAATAAAGCAGATGGTGATGCTGGATTTTTAACTGATGAGGAAAAGAATCAATTGTTAAATGATTTAGAAAAAACTGCTAAAGAAGTGGTAGATGTTCATGAACATAAAGTTGATGAATTGACATATGAAGTTGAAGAATTAAAACAAAAATTGGATAAAAAATAATGGCAGAAAGAATACAACAATCTTTATCAGTTTCATCTGCAAATAAACAAACCCCAACTCGTACCCTAAATACGGGTATAGTGGTTGATGTTATATTGGATGAAACACATCCACGAATAAAAGATAAAAATTCTGATTCTGAAAAAATATTTTCAACAAAAGATTTATCAGAATTTGCTTATGCAATTATAAGACCAATTTCGGATAAAACTACACCAGTTGAACAATTAAAAGCATATCCACCATATAGTAGTTATGAAATGGATATTCCAATAAATGGTGAAGTTGTAGAATTAGTTGATGTTGCAGGTATTACTTATTATTGTAGAATTCCTGGTGTTTTTCTGAATAAGGGTAATTCAAATGAAAATAGATTAAATGATGTTTATCCAGATAAGGATAAAACAAATAAAAGTCAAAATTATTCAACTGCAAATCAAACAGGAACTGCATTAGGTAATTCTTCAAATGCGGTTAGTACTGGTAAATTTGGTAAATATTTTTCATATAATCCTATTAACAAATTAAAATTATATGAAGGTGATAAATTAATTCAAACAAGATTTGGTCAATCAATTCGTTTTAGTGGATATAATAATGCAAACAATGTTTTTTCACCAACTATTATAATTCGTAATAGACAAAATTCTCAAAGTTTAACAAATCTTAAAGAAGGTGATTTAACCGAAGAAGAGGTAAATAATGATGGTAGTGTTATTGTAATGTCAAGTGGTGAATACCAAATACCATTTGTTGCAACAACATCAATTACCCCAAATAAGTTTTCGTCATATCCAAATCCCCTAAAAGGAGATGACCATATGTTGATTAATAGTGGAAAGATTATCATATCATCAAAGACAGGTGAAATGATTTTCCACTCAAAAGGAAACTATGGATTTATTTCAGATGGTAAATTTTCAATTGATGGTGGATTGGGTGCCGATTTAGATTTTGGTAGTGATGTTAATATTACAACTGATAGGAATAGTTCAAATGTTTCAATTAAAACGGGGGATGGTAAAATATTCTTAAACACTAATGAATCTGGCAAATCACCAAATACTGATAAAGCATCAGAACCATTGGTTAGAGGTAATACTCTTAAAGAATTGTTGGAAACTATGATTGATTTAATTGTTGAACAAGTTTACAAAACTCCTTCAGGTCCTACTGCAATTGGTCCTGAAAATAGAACTGATTTTAATGCTCTGAAAAGAAGATTGAAAGAAATGTTATCAACCCAAAACTTTACTGAATAATGTCTTACGAACTTTTTAAGCAAAATATGTTAGGTTATATGTCAAACCAATCATCAATTGGTTCAAAGGAAGATTTTGCAAAAAAATTAGTACAAGAATATGATTCTTTAATAAAAAGAGGACATGATACAATAAATAAAATATCGATTGCTGAAGGTAATACTAAAGCAATGGAATCAGTTTTAATTAATATTTTAAATACTGCATTTCAGCAATCTAGTGGAGAACATGCTATTATTACAAATTTAGGTCCTGCATTTCAAACATATTGGGCTGGTGCACGAATGAATTTATTTCCGCCACCACTACCAACCGTTACTGCAACAGGTGTGATGGTTCATATTACACAAGTTTCAAATATGATAACCAATACAGGCGAATGGGGGGTGGTCGATTCTACTAATTTAGAATAGAATATTATATGAAACCAAACGATAATAGTGAAATATTTTTAAATGCACTGATATCTCAAATTCAATCGCATTTACAAACAGTTGGTGGTGTATATATTACAACCGCTACGATAGCACCATCTCCCATACCAATTCCTGGTATGGCTAATTGGACGGGATATAGTATGGATGAACAATTTGATGGGACTATAAGTAATACGAATGAAGAACTGATAGATGGTGAAGCACCAGATGGTGATGACGGCCCTTCTGCTGAAATAGGTGAAACTAAACGTATATTGGGTAAAGTTCCAATTGGAATAGAGATGGAGGAAGAGCAGGAATTAAGTACTTCTGCAGCAGATTTAATACTACAACCAAATCCAGTAATAATTTCTCGTAAACGTGTATCGGATATGAAAAATTATACTCCTCTTGCAGATGGTGAAGATAATGTGGATAATCCGCCTGTCATAACTACAAATGTGGGGATTACTGCACCACCTCGTCCACCGGGTTCTTCAAAGGAAGAAAGCAACGGCCGGTTAGATACTAAAAAATTAGCACGTATTGATTCATCATATGGAAGCGGTATGTTACACATTGAAGCAGCAAATCAGTATGATAAAATGTTAGCCCAGGCAATAAAAGACAAAATAGTATGGAGAGTTTCATCAACATATAGAGATATTGCAGGACAAATTGCTTGTTACGAAAAATATGGTTCAGGTAGTGCAGCTAAACCAGGCTCATCTCCACATGGTTGGGGTTTGGCTATGGATTTTGGAGAAATTTGTGGAATTCAACAAAGCAAAGCAAATGAATTGGGAGTTGGTAGAGCAAACCCTGCAGCTGCAAAATATACAAGAAATAGGTCTAAAACTTATAATTGGTTATCCAAAAATGGTCCAAAATATGGTTGGTATAATCCATATCGTTTAGCAGATGGTAGTGGTATGGATGAAGCATGGCATTGGGAATATTGGGGTTTCTATACATTATCCGAAGAAGAGCGTAAGGCGTAGATATTCGTTTTGATTTACTATCCAAAATCTTCAAAAGATATATTTATAATAGTAAAATAATATATTTTGTAATGGATAGTAAAAAATTAGCACAAATTATTAAGTTAGTTGTAGAGCAAGAAATCAAAAAACAACTTCCAAAATTAGTAAAGGAAGAAGTTGAAAAAAAGATGAAAGTTTTACAAGAAAGAAAAACTACACCTATTCAGGAAGTAGAACAAGACCCCTTTGCTCTTGCAGAATCTCTTTTGCAAAGAGATAGACAAGTTCAGCAAACACAACAAATACCACAAAAACAATTCACAAAGAATCCAACTATAAATGAGATTCTTAATCAAACAAAACCATTTACTGCTGAACAAAGAACTGCAGGACCGGTTGGTGGTGGTTCTTCTATTTTAGATAATTTCCAAACACAACAACCAATAAGTGAAGGATATGGTAATTCACATATTCCAAATTATATGGATGCAGAACCGGATATTGAAGGTACGATGACATTCGATAATCCAGTTACTTCACAAGTAGGGTTGGGTGCAATGAGACAACAAATGGCAGCTAAAATGGGATATGGTGATATGACAGGTGGTGCACAGAGAAATGGGTTGGGTGTAACAACCGGATTGGCAGGTTTAGATAGAATTTTAAACAGAGATAATTCTGAATTAGTTAAGAGGTTCAAACGATAATATGTTTATGCCAGTTGAAGTGATTATAGTATTTTTAATAACATGCACTTTTGGTGGTTACGAACTTTGCCGTTTTTTAAATAGAATAAGAAAAGGTAAATGTGGGTGTGGTAAATGTGGAGGTAAATAATTATGGCGTATGTATTAGATAGAAAAGTTGTAAAGGATACCAAAGAATTTAATGATTTTGCATATGGTATTACTTTACCAGTTCAAAAAGGAAACACCGGTTATTTTAATCAGGCGTTTTCTTCGTTTGAACAAGCTAAAGCAAACTTAAAAAATCTTTTACTTACAAGAAAGGGAGAAAGAGTAATGCAACCAAATTTTGGTACTGGATTACATGAACTTCTTTTCGAACAAATGGATGATGAATTTGAAACAAAATTACAAGAAACAATAACTAAAAACGTAAATTATTGGTTACCATACATAAACATTGAAGAAATTGATATTCAAATGACGGATGAGATGAAAGATAATCATACGGCACATATGACAATACAATTTACAGTTGGTAATCAAATTGATACACAACAAATAACATTTACGATACAAGGATAACATAAATGGCACTAAATAGTATAACAAAGAAAAGTAATAAGGGTAGAGATATAAAATATCTCAATAAAGATTTCTCTGCATTTAGAGATAATTTAATTGAATATGCAAAAACATATTTCCCAAAAACTTATTCTGATTTTAATGAATCTTCACCAGGTATGTTATTCATAGAAATGGCATCTTATTTGGGTGATGTTTTATCATATTATACCGATGATTCATTAAAAGAATCAATGATGTTATACGCGGAAGATAAATCAAATGTTATTGCACTTGCACAATATTTGGGATATAAACCAAAAGTAACTTCTCCTGCAATCGTTAAATTATCAGTTTATCAATTAGTTCCTGCAACAGGTAGTGGTGTAAATAAAAAACCAGATTCGGATTATTATCTTCGTATTAAAGAGGGTATGCTAGTTTCGGGTAAATCAAACGTTGTATTCAGAACTACTGAAATGTTAGATTTTAATGTAGAAGATGAGCGAGAAATAACTATTTATAAAACCAATACAATTGGTGAACCATCAATGTATTTGGTAAAAAAATATGTAAACGCAATTTCCGCAACATTAAAACAACAAAATGTAGATTTTGGTAGTGCAGAACAATTTTCGAAAATAGAATTATCAGATACAAATATAATTGACATTTATGATGTAAGGGATAGTAGTGGTAATAAGTGGTACGAAGTTCCATATCTTGCACAAGAAATGGTGTATGTTGATTATCCAGTTACTGAACAAACAGATAAAGATTTAGTTCAATTTAAAGATTCAGTACCTAATGTTTTAAAATTAATTAAAACATCTCGTAGATTTGTTAAACAAATAAACGAAGATAATACAACCACAATTGTATTCGGTGGTGGTATATCTGAATCAGATGAAACTCTTATACCAAATTTTAAAAACGTTGGATTGGGGTTGAATTCATCTATTAATAAGTTGGGTTCTTCATTTGACCCTGCAAATTTCTTAAAAACAAATACATATGGTCAATCACCTGCAAACACAACTATGACAGTTTCGTATTTAGTCGGTGGTGGTATTGATTCAAATGTATCGAAAAGTGATTTAACAAAAATTGATAGAATTGAATTTGATGAAGATATAATTGCAACAACATTAACTGACAAAATATTATACGGTACAATTAAACAATCAGTTGCGGTTGATAATGAAACTCCTGCAACGGGTGGTAGAGGTGCTGAAACAATAGAAGAAATTAGAGAAAACTCACTTGCAAACTTTGGTTCTCAAAATAGAGCAGTAACTCGTAAAGATTATCAAGTAAGAGCATTATCATTACCTGCAAAGTATGGTGGTATTGCTAAAGCATATTGTGCACCAGATGGAGAGTTGGATAATAATTCACCATCATCAATTCTTTCAAACCCAGATGTATTAGATGAATTTACAGGTATAGTTCAACAATTAAAAGATAAAAATTCTACTGAACAAGAAATAAAAGATGAAATTCAAAAATTCTTAATTGGTAAAAAAAATAATATACAAGAAAAAAATAATCCATTTGCAATTAATTTATATGTGTTAGGATACGATTCAAATAAAAATTTATCGTTCTTAAATCGTGCAGTTAAAGAAAATTTAAAAACATATATGAACGAATATCGTTTATTAACTGATGGTGTGAATTTATTAGATGGATTTGTAATTAATATTGGTGTTGATTTTGAAATTAGAGTTTACGGTGGATATAATAAACGAGAAGTTTTAACTCGTTGTATTACCGAATTAAAAGAATATTTTAATATTGATAATTGGACATTTAATATGCCAATTAATATTTCTGAAGTTGAATTGTTAATTGCAGGAGTTGAGGGTGTACAATCAGTACCAAAATGTGAAATTGTAAATAAATGTTTGGGTAACTATTCAAAACATTCATATAATATTCAAGCGGCAACTAAAGGTAAAATGGTTTATCCATCATTAGACCCTTCAGTATTTGAATTGAAGTTTCCAAATCAAGATATTAAGGGGAGGGTTTTATAATGTATCATTTTTTAACGGCATCAAAAGATGCATCTATTTACTTACAACAACCGGGACAAAATACCGGTTTAGATGAAATTTTAGAAGTTTCCAAAACATACTATGGAAATTTAAAAGATGTTGCACATACCCTTATTCAATTTGATTTAAATTCACTTTCATCCTCACTTTCAAATAATGAATTAGGAATAGAATCTGCAGAACTTATTCTTCGCGAATGTGAATCATCGGAAATACCCCTTTCTTACACATTATACGTTCATCCTGTATCTCAAAGTTGGGAAATGGGTATTGGTACTCGTTTTGATGAAATAACCACAGATGGAGTAACTTGGAATAATAAAACATCAGGTACTAAATGGTTACTTGCAGATGTATTATCTCCAAACTCCACCGGTTCATATAATGGTAGAGGTGGAACTTGGTACACAACTGCACAATCAACTCAATCGTTTGATTATTTATCATCTGATTTGTCGGTTGATGTTAAAAATATAATGGAAGCGTGGTTAAATGGTTCAATACCAAATAATGGATTTATTATTAAACATGATTCTAATTTAGAAAACGATACAAATGATTATGGTCAATTGAAATTCTTTTCTAAAGAAACAAATACAATATACCAACCAAAAATTAGAATAGGTTGGGATGATTCAATATTTGAAACAGGTTCATTATCGGAGCTTACATCTGATGATATCAATGTTACATTTAAAAGATTAAAAACAAAATACAAAAAAGGAAGTGTACCTGAAATTAGAGTTTTTGGTAGAGAAAAATATCCTCTAAAAACTTACACTAACTTATATGCATATAACGATGTAAAATATTTACCATCATCAACATATTATCAAATTAAGGATGTTGTTACCGATGAAATTATTGTTCCATTTAGTAATTATACAAAAGTAAGTTGTGATTCAAATGGTAATTTCTTTAAACTAAATTTAGAAAACTGGGAAACTAATAGAGAATACTATATTGAAATTAAAACTGATAGAGATGGTGTAATCGAATATTTTTCAGATAAAGATTTAACATTCTTAATAGAAAAGTAATATGGCATTAGATAATGAATTCATATTATCAGAATTATTAAAAAGTGGTTCTGCTGCACTAAACCAAACAATAACCGAAGATGGTACTATTGTAGTTGATACTGCAATAAAAACTGATGGTGATACATTTGGTTATGTAGAACGTCCCATTTATAACGAAGAACAATTAGTAAAAGCAGTTGATGTTGTTGTAGATGAATTGATTGGTGCACCTAAAGTATCAACGCCATCGGTTGTGCTTAAAGAAACATATGATGATTTAAAATCATTATATGATAAATCACTCAAGCAAATTAAAGATTTACAAAAACAACTTGATGATTTAACTACCGAAAATGAAGGCCTTCGTAATGATATTGATAAATTAAATAAAGAAGTAGATTTACAAAAACTATTAAAGGCATCGGCAGATAACGAACGAGATATGATGGGTGAATCTTTAAAACAAGTTACTGTTGATTTACAAGCAGCATTAACAAAGGGTTCTAAAGAGGCAATTGAAAGGGTTTCAAGAGAGGCAGCATTACAAGGATTGCTTGCAGAAAAAGAAGCATTTGTTGAAATACAAAAACAATCAAAAGAAGCAATTGATAGAGCAAATACAACAATAACCACATTACAAACTGAATTATCTCGTGCTCAAACTGATTTTGCAAATGCAATTGCAAACTTTATAGCATCATAATAAATTAAAATAAAATGGCAATAAAAGGATTCAAAGAAATAGTAGATAAAAAAGGGTATAAAGTAAATGCCAAAGATAGAACCATTTTCGAAAGAGAAGTTGGAAAGGCTTATTTTGGACTTGGTATATCTGATATGATTGAATTTATTTTATTTGATTCAAACGATAATCAGTTACCACAAGGTGAATCTGGTCAAATGGTTAGATATATCCATTTGGATACTGAAAACATTAGAAAATATTTTTTACTTACAAATAATCCATCAAATAAGAGAATGAATGGTGCAGATGAATATATCATCGATACTGAAAAACTTATTACCGAGGCAGGTTATTCAAATGGTATTTTCAAAACACAAGTAAATCTTTTAAATAGAAGAATTGGTTCGGAAGATATTGGGAAAGATAAATTGTGGATACATGAAATATCACCATCTCGTACTGAAATTAGAGTTTTACCATTAGAAGATGAAAATGAACAAGTTTATGAAGATTTACAACAAAGATTAAACCTTATTTTAAATGGTGGAAATTTTAGAGATGATACCATTTATTTTGTAAAAACTATGGTTGAATCTATTAAAGTAGAAGATGTATTAAGAACATTTTTAACTTTAAATGGTACAGTATCACAAGGTGAAACTTATGTAAAACTTATACAAAGTGAATTTAAAATTCAAAGTTGGGAATTATTTGTAAGACAAGTTAGAGAAAAATTAATTGAAGGTGCACAATATTATGTAGAGAATAAAGATTATAATATTTTATCAAATACATATGGTAAACCTACATCTGCAAAAATAGATATTGAATTATCGGTTGCTAAAATAACCGAAATTTTAAATTCTATATTAGTAAATGTTATTAATAAATATTTACCAAATCAATCAATACAAGAAGATAATATATTAACACATGATGAGCAAATAACATTAGATGCTACAAAAGAAATATTGAAAACAATAACTTCTGGTACAACATATCAAACTGATGCTCTTCAAAATAGACAACCTATTGTTAGAGGTTGTATGGATAAAAACGCTAAAAACTATAATCCTCTTGCACAAGAAGATGATGGTAGTTGTATATACGAAAGTGCAAATTTAACATCTTCTAAACCTATACAAGATTTACCACCAACACAACCAACTACTCCATCTAAATTGAGTACAATTACAAAAACGTGGTATGGTTGGACTGATATTTCAATTGTAAAATATAAAGATGAAAATGGTAATATAAATCAAACAAAGATTTATGAGTATGAAAATCAATCATTGACATATGTTGATGGCTCAATAATGATTAATGGTGATATTAGAGAAATACCAAAACCAACTCCATCGATTCAACAACCAGAACCATCAACACCAAGTAGTGGTGGGGGTGGTGCATATGACCCATATGCAGGTGGTGGATATAATAATGGTAGACCAGGTGATGCCAGTACAAGTAATATCAATTATTTAGGTAATAGACCTGATTACATGAACTTTCAATAAATAACCAATGAAATTAATTTGGGCGTTACAACAAAAATATGTAAATAAGTTACATCCACCATTTGTTTATGATATGTTTTATGTATCAATTCAAATGGCAAAGGATTTGGGATATGAAACCGTTTTATATGGTACATCAGATGCGATTGATAAATTAGGTGAATATGTAGATGAAACCTTTACTACAAATCATATAGAATATCGATTGTTTGATGATATAAAATTTTATATTTGGGAAAATAGAACAGATGATTATTTGTTAATAGATGGTGATGTATTTTTACATTCACCATTAGTTTTTAAAAATCCTAACTCATTTGTATGGGTTGATATGATTGTAAAAAAACAACAAAGTGGGTTTTCAAAAGAATGTTTGGAATTATTGAATAGTTTTAATATATCCAATCAAATACCAGAATGGAATTCGAAAACTGGAATTTCTTTTTCAACTGGATTAATTAGGATGAAAGGAAATAATGGTTTGTTAAAATATTATGTAGAGTCATATAAAAAACTCAAAAAATGGTTTTTAGAAAATGAAGTGATGTTAATCGAAAAAAATTCAGAATTGAGTTCAAATAAATCATTAATATCACATTATTTATGTGAACATCTTTTACAACGAATAGTAGAGTATTATGGCTTAGATTTTGAGGTATTAGAAAACGAAAACTCATACTTTCATTGGCAAGGAAACGATAAATTTAAAAATGAAGATAAATGGGATTGTATAAGATTGGTATCATCTAAACACAAAGAAGAGGGTGGAACTATAAAAGATGTTTACGATTCTTTAGTAAAAGATGGATTAATAAAACCAATTTTGTTCCCATAAAAATACTTATATAAAAGAAAAAGAATATGGCAGATAGAACTATAACATTTACTGTAAATTCAAACCCTCAAGGTGCAGCAATATACATTGATGGAAACAACACGTTCAATACAACTCCCCATACTCTTCAGTATTTAGAAAGTGAATTACTATCACCAAAAATTGTAACCGTTAAAAATGGTAATTCTACCGCTGTAGAATCATATATTATAAAATCGGAAATTGTTTCGAATTCTACATCGGGTGGTTCTGATGGAGGTTCATACGGTGGAGGTGGTTATGGCGGGGGTGGTAGTAGTAGCCCATATATTCAAAATTATTTATAAAACAGAGGAAACATAACTTTGGAAAATTCGGATTACAATAATGCAGTAGTAGGAGCAATCGGCGATGGTTGGTCTCAAAACGGTGGTGGAGGCGGTGCCGGTGGTTCAATCGGTGGTTCAGCTCCAGTTGATACCACTTCTTATAGAACTATTATTGTTAATCAACAATCCGGTGGTCAAACTATTATACAAAATAGTGATTCTCCTAACCATACATTAACTTTTACGTTAGAAGTAAACAAATCAACTCCTACAAATAGTACTGTCGTTTCAATCGATGCTGATGTCTATGCTGGAAATGCAATAAAATACATAACTCAATATGAAAGTGGATTAATCACAGGTAAAACAACGATTAATACAACATCTTCTTGGATTAAATTTGAAAGACAAAATAATGGTGAACAATATAAATCAGTTGTTTCTACATTAGGAAATGATTATACAAATCAAGATGTTCAAATAAATTTAAATGGTGGAAGTGTAAATGTAAATGTATTAGCAACAAAAAGTAATGTTGCCCCGGCACCATCTGCACCAACTCTTTCAGTTAGTGGAAATCAATTTACTTGGAACATCAACGATTCGAATGGTTTGGGAATACAATATTCATCTACGAATTCTGATTATGTTGAGATGTCATTGGGTGGTATTAAAAGACAATTACCATCAAATGGTGTTTTGGGGTTATCTAGAAATGAATTAAATAGATTAGGTGGACACACTTTATATCTACAATCAGTTTCTAACAGAGGTGGTAGTAGTAGTGTGCAAACTGTTTCAATTAACGTAGTTGAGAAAACATATTTACCAGGACCAGATATTACAAATATATCATATCCATCGGTAATCAAAGGAAAAGATTTTGTTGGATTTGATGTAAACTTTGATATAAGTTGGGCATCAATCAATACTAATTTTATTGATGTTTATGTTAGTAAAGTAGATTCTCAATTTGTATTGGGAAGATTTCCGTCTGCCGGAAAAACAACATTTAATGTAAATGATGTTTTAAAAAAATCAAAGACCTCGTTCAATGAAGATACTGATAAAATTGAATTTAAATTATTATTAGTTCCAACAAATATTGAAGGAGATTCTGCAACACAAGGTAGAGTAGAAGAAATTACTTTATTATTTGATAAAGGTGATTTAAAACTTCGTAGAGGAAAAGTAGTTTCAGATATTAGAACCGCATTCCAACAACATTTTAACACATCAGTTTTTAAAGATGAGATATCCAATTTATTAACACATTATATTCATTTTGGTGAAGGTGATAATAAATTAATTGCAACATGGGGAGTTGATACTGAAACGTTTTCAACATATGAAGAAGGGTTTGATTCTAATGGTAATAAATACAAAAAGAAAACTAATAATCCAAAATCATTAGTTTTAAAATTATACGAACCATTACCAACTACAATACAAGAAAATCAAACAGTTTGGATTTCTAAAGTTCAATCAATACCGATGATTGAACAAATTTCGATTGTTGGTGAGATTGCAAATAATTGTACTCCTCTAACTCCAAATTTTGATTTGGATATGGGTGATGATATTGGATATCAAATTTTAGATGATTTGATTTCAAGTGGGTCTACTACATCAACCGATTTAGTAAATACATTTGTATCATCATCTGGTTTTTCTTTAGATAATTTGGATATTCAATTCATATCTACATCAAAAATAGATGTAGACGGATTATTAGTTGATGGGGATTCTGATTATTGGTGGTCTAACTTTATAAAATATTCATCTGCCAAAGAAAGAGTTGATAATTTTTTATACAAAGTCGAATTAATTGAATTTTATACCGAACAATTTATTACAGCATCGGAAGGTTCTGCATGGACAGGTTCAGTTGCTGCATTAAATCAAGCAAATTCTTATAAATCTAAAATATCAAAAGTTAAAAATGATTTTGATGCATTTGAAAAATTCTTATATTTCGAATCTTCATCATTATCATATCCAGGTGCAGGTCAAAATGAAGTTAGTGCATCAACTGATATTTCAGTAGATAATTGGTATGGTAGTATAATTAGTTCTGCACAACAATATGATAAATACAATAAATCAAATCTTGTAAATAACTTACCACAACATATTCAAGATGATGAAGAAGGACAAGAATTTGTTTTATTCTTCAATATGATTGGACAACACTTTGATATTCTATGGACACATATTAAAGGTTTACAGCAATCTAAAAAACTTGAAAATAAATACGAAATTGGTATTAAGGATGATTTAATATATCATATGTTGGAATCTCTTGGGTGGGATGCAGATATGGGAGTTAAATCTCAATTCTTATGGGAATATGCATTCGGTAAACATTCAGATGGAACGACTGTTTCATCCATGTCAGGTAAAGATAGACAAACTGAAATATGGAGAAGATTATTAAATAATTTACCATATTTAAACAAACATAAAGGTACAAAACGAGCATTACATGCTGCAATGGCTTGTTATGGTATTCCTGCTTCATTATTAACAATTATGGAGTTTGGTGGACCACAAGACCCAACATTAGATGGTACAACTCAATTTACATTTGATGATAGAACTGCAGCATTAAATTTAAGTGGTTCATCTAACATTATAGTAGATTGGAAAGATTACAATGGGGACCATCCAAATTCAGTAGAATTTAGAATTAATACTACTCAAAAACAAAACCAAGTGGTTGCAAAAACTGATGGTTGGAAATTAGAAATCCAAAGTGGTTCAAATTATTTGGGTAAACTTAAATTCTCAATTAGTGGAAGTGGTGTTGTTACAAGTTCTTATACTGAAGATTTACCTATATTCTACGATGATTTTTATCATATTACGTTAAATAAAACTAATTTAAATGGTAAAGAAATATTTGATTTATATGTTAAAGAAGGTTTCAATGGTAGAATTAGAAATTCCGGTTCACTACAATTACAATTAACTGAAGGTACAACTTCATGGAAAAGTGGTTCGGAATTAAAAATTGGTGGAACGTATCCAACATTTAGTGGTTCTATTGATGAATTTAGATTATGGACAAGTGCATTATCTGAATCGAGAATTGAAAATCATACTTTAATACCAGATGGAATTGATGGTAATCATATATCTGCATCTACTACCGATTTAATATTCAGAAATGATTTTGAATATCCTAAAAATCGTGGTATTGATGTTGATATTAAAAATGTTGCATATGTTCAAGGATATCAAACATCTTCAATTGCAAGTGGATTTACTTCTATAAGTGATTATCCATATAACTATACTCCATATGAAAGAAGTGTAACTGCAAATGTTCCACAAAGTGGATTTAATGTTGGTAATAAATTTCGTTTTGAAACTCAATATGATTTTGATGGAAACGAAATCACCCCATCATCACTTAATGGGGTTTCGTTAGATTATAAATCTCGTGCAACTAAAAAATCATATGATACTGCACCAATTGATACCGATAGATTAGGATTATTCTTCTCTCCGATAAAAGAGATTAACATGGATATCTTAAAATCATTGGGTAATTTCAATATCGATGATTATATTGGAAATCCAGAAGATGAATATAATGATAGGTATTCTGAATTAGATTCATTAAGAAAATATTATTTCCAACGTTTTGATTTAAATTTTAACGAATATATTCAATTAGTTCGTTATATTGATAAATCATTATTTGATACATTGGAATCATTAGTTCCTGCGAGAGCAAAAGTTTCTTCTGGTTTATTAATTGAACCACATATTTTAGAAAGAAGTAAAGTTAAGTGGTCTAAACCTAATGCAGAAAAGAATGATTTTGAGGTTACAATTGATACACACGAAGATAGAAATATTATTGGTGAAAATGTTGGAATAGAAACGACATTATCAATTACACAAGAAGTTTCATTGGAAGTTACAAATCCTCAATATGAAGGAACTATTACCGATACTAATGTTTCAGATTTAATTGGTGAAAATATTGGATTAGAATCGTTAATTAAAACAACTGATACATCTGCACAATATGGATTTATGACAATAAATTCTGGTTCTGATATGGGTGGTATTTCAATAATTGTTGATGCAACATTTACTGGTTCGGTACAAGGTGAATATGATTCTAACTCATTCATACAAGTGGGAATGGACCCGAATTCAATTACAACAAAAGGATTTGGAATTTGGGCAAGTGGTTCACATTCGCAAATAACTGAATTAGATTTATTTGGTAATTTAACTAAAACTAGAAAAAAGGTATTCCAAATAAAAGAAAAATATAAAGTTGATGTACCACAAAACATTAATCCATTAGACCCACGTGTTGGAACTGAATATGTATCTCAAACATTATATCGTCAAAAGGTTACCATTTTAGATTGGAATGCAACAAATCCAACGGTGGGTGGTAATATTGTTGAAGTTACTCCATTAGATGGATATTTTCCATCACATTATAGAAATGTTGGTGACTTAACCACTGGATTGGAAAATTCATACTTTAATGGTTCAAAGCAAACACAATTAACTACTTTAGATGGTGGTTCGCCGGTTGTAACATTTACAACTAATCCTAATACATTGAAAGTAAATGATACCGGACGTGGTAGTGGAGAACCGATATTGATAGTAGATTAACAAATATTATTACAAAATTAAAAAATACTTATATTTATATATTGAAAGTAAAAGAGGAAACAAATTATGGCTTATTTAGACAATACCGAAATTACCGTTGATGCTATTCTTACAAAGAAAGGTAGAGAAAAGTTAGCAACAGGTGAAGGTTTAAACATTACAAAATTCGCATTAGGTGATGATGAAATCGATTACACCTTATATGAACCAGCACATCCACTTGGTTCTGCTTACTATGATGCTGCAATTAGAGCAATCCCGGTAACTGAAGCATCACCGGATGAGACTCAAGTATTAAAATATAGATTGGTGACTTTACCAAAAGGTACTGTTAAAATTCCTAAAGTAGAATTTGGTGTTCCACAAATTAGTGTAAACCAAAATTCAGGTCAGGTTTCTCTATCACCAACTACATCTCCAAGTGGTAATACACAAGCGGGATACACATTAGTTCTTGCAAATAAAAACGCAGGTTCTATCGTTGGTAGTGGTTTAGCAGCAGGAAGTGGTACAATCCCAGTTTTCTTGGGTGATGAAATCACAACAACTGCAGCAGTTGAAAGAGGATTACAATTTACTTTCATTCCTAATCCTAACATTACAACAACAATTAAAACAACATTGACAGTATATGGTAACGAAACTGGTGGTTCTCAATCAATACCAGTGACAGTAACTTATGTACAACCAAGATAATAAAACGAGGAATTAAAAAGATATGGCACAAATTACAGGACAAGCCGGTGTTAATTTAACCCAAGAATTAGCTGCGTATTTAAATTCGCAGTCAGGGAATTTAACATCTGAGCAATTATCACAAATTATCAACCAATATTTAATCGGTGGAGATAAATTAGGTGCACAAGGTGGAAGTATCAATACTGGTATTTATAAAAGATTTGGTGAATTTGACCAAGTAACTGGTAAAGTTGAAGTAGTAACTACCGGATTATGGAGTGGTGATGCAGGACAATTAAATTCGTTCTATACATCATCTATTCAAGCAGCAGCAAGTTCATCAAACTACTATGTAAATGTATCAGATAGTGTAGATGGAACTACTCAATTTGCAATTGCATATGGTCATAAATTTGGTAGCGGTTCAGTTAGTTTAGATGTTGATAACAATTCAACATTAGCATCTAAAGCAACTTATGCACAATATCGTTCAATTTTATTAGAACAAGATGATGAATTATTTACATTCTTTTCATCAGATGCTTCTGGTATATACGATTCTTCAGAAATCTATGTTATCAATGTATCACGTGCCAGATATAAAGAGAAAATGGATGCTGGAAACTGGGAATTAACTTTAAGCGGTTCAACAGGAACACATACATTAATTGATGATAGTGGTAAGAAATTTTCTGATACCGTTGGTAAAGCGGGCAGAGTATTTAATGTTGGTAGTGGTTCATTAAATTTAGGATATGATTCAGAAGCAACATTAAATTCATTAACTGCATCAAATGGACAAGGTTTAGGATTATTTTATCCTGACCAAGGTTTAATTATTCTTAATCCAACTGCAGTACATAATTTAATTGGTACATCAAAAGATAGTGGTTCAATAGGTGGTAAAAATTTATATCACGGAACTGATTACGAAGGTAAAAACCATTTCTTATTATACAATGCAATTAAAGGTGGTGGTGATTTTGAGGCAAGAAGAACCGAAAATGTATCTACATCTCATTATTTTGTAAGAGCAACAAATAGAGAATTCAACTTCTCAAATAACCCAACATTCATAACCGGTTCAGATGGTACATTCGTAAATCCATCATTTGAAAGAGACCCTAAAACATTTATTACAACCGTTGGTTTAATGAATGATGCAAATGAAATGATTGCAGTTGCTAAAACATCACAACCAATTCCAAAATCATTTGATAAAGAAGTATTAATCAAAGTAAAACTTGATTTCTAAACTAAATAATATTTCAAAATAACCCCACTTCGGTGGGGTTTTTTATTTCCATATATTTATATAGAGTGGGAATTTATTATGTTAAAAACAATACCTAAATCAAATATAACTAAAAGAAAATTCCAAGTTTATAAACTTTGGAATAGTGATGATAGTTCATACCAAACGGTGACATCATCTGACCCGTTATATAAATCAATTAAAACAAAATACTATTCACAAAGTGATGGTAACGTTATCAATTTATTTGGTAGTGTAAAAAATCCTGCAAATATTTCAATTGAAAGACAATTAGCTGATACTATATGTGTAATTGATATCGATAGAAAAAAATTAGGTGAACGATTAAAACCACATTCATTAAAACTTATTGATAATTCAAATTCAACATTTGTTGATGATGGATTTGGTAGAATTGTAAACCCAATCCCAACTTATACATTAGTTTCAATGGATTTGCAAGAAGGCATTTTAATCATTGAACAAGATTCAATACAATATCAAATTGATATTTCTACATCCATTCCAATTAATTTAAATTCGGGTGAAATAATTCTTACTTTAAATGGTGATACTGATACTTGTTATTTAGTTTCTCTTGATTTTGAAAATAATTTAGTTGTGTTCAAAAACGAATTAGATTTTGAAGGAGTTGCATTATCTGCTTTAGCATATGGTAATGTATTCTATTCAGATGGTGTAATTGTATTGAATTCCCAAAATGTAGATTTATCATCATATTCATTAGAATATCGTTCTACCCAAACTATATATGAAACTGAAATTTTAATTACTGCACGTGCAGGGGAATTTAATTATTCACAAAACCCATCGGCAGTTGATGTTTTGGTAAGTAATGAATATCATACTGAATTAACACCTATTACAAATTCTACACCAGGTGGATTTAGAAAAATAAAAGAAATAGAAGATATTAGTAGAAAAGAACAATATTCTGGTTCTATTGGTTCATCGATTGGTACGTGGGATGATTATTTTATGTCATCTTCAATAGACCCGACTGGTTCTTATTTGGCACCATATATTACAACAATTGGTATTTTTGATGATGATGGGGATATGGTTGCAATTGCAAAATTACCAAATCCAATAAAAAACCTACCAGATTACGATATCAACTTTTTAATTCGTTTTGACACTTAATGATATTTATATAAAAGGTTATACACACAATTTAATCAAAAAAAGGAAAAAACAATGGCAAATTTCGAAATTCAAAATTACAAAGGTGAAGTAATTACAGCATCTATTTCACAAGAAGAATTAACTCAATTAATAGAAAACACTGCAGAATTTAACGTATTTCAAGCAGGTGAAGGATTGGTTGAAGAATTCAAAGCAGGTTTAGAAAATGGTACATATACTAATTTAGATAATATTAGAATTTATAAACCAATCGCTCAATAATTATGACATCTATCGAAGAACTATATAAAAAATCAGATGTTGCTAAACTACCTTTGAAAAAGGATAGAACTCCTATTTCTGCAGATGATTATGACCATGCAAAGATTAATCCATCCGAATCTCAATTGGAAAAATCAAGAGGTGGTAAATTAAATTTAAAGAAATACTCTGATTCAATAAAACGATAAACCATTTAATAAATGGGGTTACTTATAAATCGTCCAAATAAATGGGCTTACATACACATACCCAAAACAGGTGGTAGTTCTTTATCACAAATATTATTAAGTGTACCAGATACAGAAGAAATTGTATTACATGGTACACTTAATCAATTAACAAATGTTGAAGATTATTTTATTTTTTCAACAGTCAGAAATCCATTTACTCGTTTGGCTTCTTGGTACGAACATAGAAAACGTGAAGGAAATATACAACCATTTGCAAACTTTATAGAAAAAATAGACCCGTTGGATTATGTATTCTTTTCACAAGAATATTTTTTATATCATGGTAAAACTGAAAATAAGAAAATATCATTTGTTGCAAAATATGAAAATTTTGAAAATGATATAAAAATTATTTTTAATAAAATTGGAATTGAACAATATAGATTACCACATATCAATCGAAATACTATGTGGGAACGTCATCCAAATTTAAACACTTATAAATTGTATAAACAATATTATAATGAGGAATGGATGAAAGATTGGGTAAGAGAAAAATATAAAAATGATTTCACACTTTTTAACTATGAGTTGGATATATAACGGAAACAACATTACAGAATTGTCTGATATGCCAGAAGGTACTATTGGATTTATTTACAAAATTACAAACGGTAAAACTGGCCAATATTATATTGGAAAGAAAAACGTTGCATCAATTAGAAAAAGAAATTTCGGTAAAAAAGAAATTGCACTTTTGACTGATAAACGAATGAAACGATATGAAATGATAACCAAAGAATCGGATTGGAAAGATTATCGTTCATCTAATAAAACTGTACAAGAATGGTTTAAGAATTCAGATAATGACCAATTAGAATTAAGAATCTTACGTTTTTGCTCATCTACTAAATCACTCACATATTACGAATTACAAGAACAATTTGCACACAATGTTCTTGCAGATGAAAAAGCATTAAATGATAATCTTTTAGGAAAGTTTTTCAGAAAAGATTTGGAAATCTCCGAATAATTTCGTATATTAGAAAATATTTTACATAATTCATGTTTTAGTGAAAAATAATTAACTTTTCTTCAAAAAACATTTGGAATTGTGGAAAATATTTCGTATCTTTACATCGTAAAGTGTATAAATTATGCTCTCACAAAGAGATAGAATTATTGTAATTGGTATTTTAGATGAAACATTAGGAACTGGTTCTTCACTAAAAGGTGATGAACAAGCCCACCATTGTCCATTCTGTCATCACCACAAAAAGAAACTCCAAGTAAATTTGGAAACACAACAATGGCATTGTTGGGTTTGTGATGCAAAAGGTAAACGAATAACTTCATTATTACGAAAACTTCATGTTGATT